CGGCGGCATGGGCGGCAACATGGGTGGAGGCATGGGCGGTGGTAACATGGGCGGCAACATGGGTGGCGGCAACATGGGTGGCGGCAACATGGGTGGCGGCAATATGGGTGGCGGCAACATGGGTGGTGGCAATTTTAATGCTAATTCTCAAATTCCTCAAGATCAGATGGGGAATTTTGATGCTCAAATGGGCGATGGTTCTAATCCTGCCGATACAGATGAATCAAATGTTGCTCCAAGCGAAGGTGGAGCAGATGAAGAAACAATTAAAAAATGTTTGCAAACTCTTAAAGATCAAGTTGAAAATTTTAAATCCGCAGATGAAGACAAAGGTCAGCAAATTGAGGACTTGATAAAGCAACTTGAAGACTTGATAAACAGCGTTATGGGTAATGATGAAGATGAGAATGAAGACGAGGATGAGGATAAAGAAGAGGAAGATGAAAAGGGAGAAGGAAATAAAGGTAAAGAAAAATCGTCAAATGCAGGAGAAATGGGTGGTCCACCTATGGGAGGCATGGAAAACATGAGTGGGGACCAAGGCGGCGGTAATCAGAGCGGTGGAGACATGGGTGGTGGCTTTGGCGGCGGCATGGGTGGCGGTGGCATGGGCGGCGGCATGGGCGGCAGCGGTCAGGGTGGTGGCATGGGAGGTAGTGGCATGGGAGGCGGCTACTAAGGTTTGCGTTTATTTAATTTATTATAATTTACCAATTTATATCGTAGCTTGCCTTTAACCACGGGGCAAGCTACAAGTTTTTCTAGAAATTCATCAACACCTGCAATTCCTTTTTTCTCAAAAATAGTTTTTAATTGCTTATATTTGTCATCAAACTCTTGATTCAAACTATCTTTCCACACATGTTTAGCAACTTTTCTTCTATTGTTGAATATAATATCATTCCTTTTTTCTCTTGATTTTTTAATTTCAGCAGGCATTTCGTCAATTTCATAATTTACTTTTTTGGGTAAAATGAAAATTTGTGCATAAGGTTTTCCTTTTTGAAAAATTTGCTGTTGACCTTCAAGAGGTGCTTTAAATACTACAAAGAAAATACTACTCCAAAATTCCCCTTGGATATGACCGGGAACAGCGCATGGTGTTTGCCAAGTTGGGTCTGTATAAAAACTTGGATGTGGTTCTATTCTGACGATATGTCCCGGTGGAGGCATGATGTCAAGACTTGACGTAAAGCCGTAATGTCCTTCAGCAAATGTACCAAAAGGTGGAATGGTTGAATATTTTACATTTAATTTTTCTTTAGACCAATCACCTTCAAATATTAATTTTCCTTTTACATTTTTAACAATTGTTGTTGTGTTGAAGTGATATACTAATTCTAGACCATAGGTACTTCCATCTATAAATGGCAAGCAATGAAATGGTTGAGCTTTACTTCCATTGGTATGATCGTTTGTTTCCCCAGCAAAACCGGGGATTTCAATCTTGATTTTACGAGGAGCAATACTAGTCCCGTAAGTGCGATACATAACTTTGGTTTTATTTTCCATAACTTATTACAGTGAAAATTAAAACAAATAAGACTAAATAATTCTATGCCAAACACAGCGCAAAATATGAATCACCAAGAAAAACAAATTAATCCTTGTCCAGATTCAAGTTTATTAAATATTTCCAATAATATTGATCCACCTCCGGGCATGAATTGCCACATGGAACCTGATAATCAAAATAATGTTAATAATAATGGTGCTTCTGACTGGTTACAAGATAATTTTATCAACAATCTTGGCAATGGATCAGCCAATAACTGTGATCCAATGCAAGCCGGAAAAATAGTTAATGAGCCAGCTAGTCAGTTAAACGAAAATACAATTTATCGATATTCAAAGGCATTAAGAGGCACCGACGAAGGTGTCATGGATCTTTTTAGAAATATTGTTGTAATTGATGAAGATGGAAAAGCAGTTCAAGTTCCAATAATTTGGGCAACACAAGAAAGAGCTGTTGCTGCAATTCTGCAAAAAAATGTTCGCAAAGATGAAACACTTGTTGTTGACAGAATTATATTGCCCATGATGGCAATTAGCTCAACTGGTTATGAATTTGATACTAAGAGATATACTTATCATCAAGCAATGAGTTATGTGGATGCTTATACAGGCAGAGAGCCTGATAAATCAGAAAAATTTTCGAACAGGTCTACATTGTTTGGGATTGGCAGAGGGATACCTATTAATATTTCTTATACAATGTATGTTTGGACAATGCAATTAGAAGATATGAATCAAATATTTGAACAAATAGTTACAAAATTCAGTTTAGTAGCGTACATAAAAGTAAGAGGAGTTTTGCAGGAAGTGATTGTTAAATTGGATTCTATTGCTAGTAACCTTAATACTGAACCGGGCGATGCGGCTCAAAGAGTAATAAAGTTCCAATTTGGCTTAACAGCAGAAACATTCGTTCCTATGCCAGCAAAAATATATGATTCTTTGATCAAAGTTGTAAAAACAGATTTGGTAAATTCTGTAGATGAAGATAAAATTACCAAAGTAATAGCTAAAATTGAGGAAATGGCACCACGATTATGATAGAAATAACAAACATTTGCAAGCATCCAGTTCAACTTGTTATAAAGAGCAAGAAAAAAATAAATTCTTTTACAACTTTAAATATTCCGGGTATCGGATGTAAAAAAAATATTTATAATTTAGAAGATGAAAGGTCTACTGCATATATAGAAAGAGTAGAAAAAATGGGTCTTATCAAGACTAGATATGTACCAAATAATATTTTGACTGAGGGAGAAAAGTAAAATGGCAACTTTACGAGGCTTTCCTGCAAGCAACACAATTAGCCCTTCTGTGAGAATCACAGAAAACGACTTCACTTTTGTTAGCCCAACCACAAGCTTTCATAAGGTCGGTTTAATTGGGTTTGCTAGCAAGGGTCCGATCAACACACCAACAAGTGTAAGAACTTTGACTGATCTTGTTACCAAATTTGGTAATCCACATCCTGACACAAGTGATCCTTATTTGATCTATGCTGCACAGCAAGTTCTTAGGGTTTCGAGTGAGGTTGTAATTACCAGAGTAGCGGACACAGATCCAACTAGTAATACTCAAGCAAATTCTGCTTCAGTTTTAGTTCCATCTACTGGTGGACTTGTTGATATTATCGGTTCAAGCACTGGAACTCCTAGTATCACACCAGTTGCTGGAGGAACTTTTGAGTTTGTCGAAGATGGTTATTTTAGTTGGAAACTAAATAATATTCTTGCAAGCAAAATTCTTATTGTTCCTAAGAATGATCCAACAACAAATCCAGATTATCCAACAGATTATACACTTGAAGAACTTGTGGATTATCTAAACTCTCAGCTTAATCCATCGATTGATGGAATTCAATTTGTAGCAACAACAAGCGAAACTTTAGGAGTTAAGTCTACTTGGGCTTACGGCGTAGGAGCTTCTATTGAATTAGTCTCCCACCAGAATTCGATATACGGTGGAATAAACAGTATTGTTGGTCTTGGCACTAGCATGACCCAAGCAGAATTAACTGGCTCTACAAATCGTTATCCATCTTCAGGTTCTGCTGGCAGCTGGGATTTTGATACATTAGATCCAACTGATTTGGCTAACGCTTTGCAAGTAGTTGTAACAGGAACAGGAAATGTTAATATCGATGATGTTGTTCAAATTATCGATCTATCAGTTCTAAACAATGGTCCTTATACAACAGCCGAAGTTGTTGATGAAATCAACACCCAGATTGATTCTCTTACTGGTGGCTTTGTAGCTTCCGATGATGGTTCTGATCATATTGTTCTTACAACTTTAGCTTATGGTTCAGGTAGTAAAATACTTGTTAAATCAGAAAGCTCAATGGATAGCATTTTTGGCATAAGCAATATTACTGCTACTGGTGATTCTCCTGTAAAAGCTACTGGAAGTGGTTTAACTGCACAAGCTGGCAAAGTAACTGGTGGTGCAAACAGCAGTGGATCAAAGAGTTTTACTATTTTCGCTGATAGTCCCGGTATTGAAGGCAATCAGACAAGAGTAATTATTACAACTAATCCTTATGATGGCACATTCCAGATGCAGGTCTACAATAATGGACAACAAGTTGAATCTTGGGGAAATCTAACCAAGAACCAACTTTCTTCTTTCTACGTTGAGTCTTATCTTAATACAGTTAGTAACTTTATCAGAGTTTCAGATAACACTGCTGTTACTGCACCTCCTGCTAATACGTCTACAACTGGTTTATTATTAACTGGTGGTACTGATGGCATTCCAGTTGATCCTGACACACAAGATGATTTAATCATCGGTAATCCAACCGCAGGCACTGGTCTTTATTCTTTCTCTGAACCAGAACAAGTTGATATCGACTTGATAGCAACACCGGGAAGAAGCTCAACAGCAGTTGTAAGAGTACTAATTGATATTTGTGAATCTTATCGTCAAGACGCTCTTGCAATTATTGACCCTCCATTTGGTCTTACAGTTAATGAAATCGTTAATTGGCAAAATGGTGTTCATCCTTTGAACAATACCAGACTTGATACTGATTTCGCTGCTTTGTATTACCCTTGGGTGGACATAACTGATACTTTCAATAATATCAGTGTTTGGGTGCCACCATCTGGCTCTGTTCTAGCAGCAATTTGTCAAAGCGATTCAATCTCTGGTCCTTGGTATGCTCCTGCTGGATTAACTAGAGGTGTTGTTCCAAAT